TTGGAGCGGATCGTCACCGGGCAGCCGCTAACGATCGTGCGGGTCGGGCTCGATCGCTACGGCCGCACGCTGGGCGTGGTTTATGCGGGCGAGGTCAACACCAGCTGTGCGATGCTTTCGGCGGGTCAGGCCGAGTACGTGCGGCGGTGGGATAATGGCGGCGCGGTTCGCCGAGATTGCTCCGAATTGGCGAAATAGCTCACCGCGTTGTTGTCCCGCGCCGGGACGCTGCTCATGATAGCGCCCGCCTGCACCGAAGTCGCGGTATCGCATCCCCTAGCGCCTTGATTCGGCGCACCAAGTCCTCGCTTCGCAGCTACGTGCTAGCCGGCATTGCCTTTGCAACGAGACATTGGCAAATTTAAGTGAGAGAGGTGTCGCATGGCATCGGAACTGTATTCGAATGGGCGGTCTGCCCAAGTCCAGCAGAGTGATAGCGATATCGCGCCGCTTCGCGAAATCGACATTGATGGGCTGCTCGCCAAGGCCGAGGAGTTGCTCGCCGATCTCGACCTTGCGGGTACAGGGATGGCCGCGGCGTATATGTCGCAAGTCGTTGATGCCTTGAAGCGATCCAATCGCGCCTAGCGCTGGAAAACCTGACCTTTGGCAGGTATGCGGGCGGCATGGTTACCGCCGCCGCAGATCCCGTCGAAGCCATCAAAGCCACCCTGACGGACGGCCAGGTCGAGGTGCTCGATCTGCTGGCGGAGGGGCTGACCGGCAAGGAAATCGCCGGTCGTCTGGGCATCTCGGATTCTGGTGCGCGCCAGCGGATCGAGCGGGTCCGGCGCAAGTTCGACGGCCTCGGCAGCAACGAACTTGCCCGCCTGTGGCGCGAACACCGCGCGGCCGCCTCTTCGGATCGCTCCCAGCACCCGTGTACAAACTTGTCATGGCAATCTTCTCATCTCGCCGCCGACCCGATCCTTGGCGAGGAGCCGCCACGGAACCGGTCGTCGTCCGACCTCGAGTTTTCCGATGCTTACGTGATCGACACGTCTGCACCGTGGGCCCCGAGGAAGGACATCAGCCTGGTTCCGGAGGTGCTCGACGGTGAGAATGCCGTACCGGCCCGCTGGATGTTCGTTGCCGGCTTTGCAGTTCTGCTCGCCGTGCTCATGCTGGTGCTCTTCGCAATCGGCATGGCGTTCGTCCGGACCGGTTAGTTCTCGTCGCCTCCGATCCCGGATCGCAGCCATCGCTTCTGAGCAGCGGGTGGCGGAGAATGATTATGACCACTCCCGTCGAAGTAATGGGCATCCGCGTCGCTGACCGCCTCGCCACCGCCGAAAACCTTGCCAACCAGACACTCAGGGCCTTCGCCGCCCTGCAGCAGAGCATGATGGACGTCCGCACCGATAGCGATGTTGCGCCTTACGAAGGCCAGATCGCGGTGATGCGAGTGCAGGCCGCCGCCGGCAAAATCGTCGAGGCTCAGAGTGAGCTGTTCAAGGCGCACAAAAGCCTGCGTGCTGATTTCTGCCGCATCACGATGCTGCCCGACAGCAATTCGGATTGTCCGGCGTGGCCCGGCGTGGCCACTGAAGCCGTGGCAGCCTGATAACTTGACGGCAGGCAGCGGATCGCGGACCCGAGGGCATGATTGCCAGTGTCCTCGTCGATAATCGCTACCTTCTCCAATACGGGATTTTCGCCGCGCTGGCCGCTTATGCTTGCCTGCGCGGCGAAAGCCCCGAGAAGATTACCGGTCTCATTTTCGTAGCCGCCATTGTCGTCGAGTTCGTCCACCATCTCGATGGACGAAACGATCCCGGCACCAGCATCGATCTACTTCATCTTGTCCTCGACGCTGGGATGTTCGTGGGCTTCGCAATCGTCGCAATGCGAGCCAACAGGATATATCCCCTATGCATTCTCGCCATGCAGCTCATCGTGCTCGTAATGCATTTCCAGCGGGCTCTTTTCGATCCCCTCCCGCCCATCATCTACTGGATAATGGTGAGACTGCCCTCGTACTTGCAGATGGTAGCCTTCGCATGGGGCCTCGCCGCGCACCGGCGCCGCGCCCGTCGCGGGATACACGCGCCGCCCTGGCGGAGCTCCTTGCGCCGCTGATCGGAGAGCGGGCGCAGGCTGCGGCCGCTCGCCTCGTCGAGCGCTTCGGCACCCTCTCGCGCATCGTCGCCGCTTCGCCGGAGGCGCTGGCTGACGCGCTGGGCGAGCACGACGGCGCTGCCTCCGCCATAGTCGGCGCGCGGACGCTGGTCGCCAGCGCGCTGTACGAAAGCCTCACGGGGGAGCCGATCGATGTCGCCGATCGCCGACTGCACGATTACCTGCGGCTAAAGCTTTCGAACCCGGTCCAAGAGCGGGTGAAGGCGATCTATCTCGACGGCCAGTCGCGCTACCTCGGCAGCGAGATCGTCGCGCGCGGCACCATCGGCCGGGTGGGCGTTCCCGTGCGCGCGGTCCTCGCCCGCGCGCTCGAAATTTCGGCAACGCGCCTGTTGCTCGCGCACAACCATCCTTCGGGCTCCAGCCTTCCCAGCACCGAGGATTACGACGCCACCGACCGCTTCCGTGCGGCCGCCGCGCCGCTGGAAATCGTGCTCGTCGACCACTTGGTCGTGAGCACCGGCGGAGTCTACAGCATCGCGCGGGGAGAACTGCTGTGAGCAGAGCGAATAACACCGCCAGCGGATCTGCGCTTCGGGCGATGGCGCACGAACTGCTCGCGATGGCCGAACAGCTGGAGCGAACGAGTTTTGTACGCGACACACACCGGCTCGACAGCGAACACGTTCCGCTTCAAAACCTCGCCGAACTCGCCGCCCGGTTGCACGCCGATCGCGAACGGCGGCACGAGTATTTCGATTCCGCGCTGCTGGGCGAAGCTGCGTGGGACATGATGTTGTACCTGTTTGCAGCGGCCGTGGAGAAGCGGCAGGTCAGCATAACGACGGCCTGCAATGCATCGGGCGTGCCTTACTCGACTGCGCTGCGCTACATCGACGTGCTCGTCCGGCAGGGTCTGGCCATCCGCTCGACATCGGAAAAAGACAATCGCGTCAGCTACATTGCCATGACGCACGATTGCCGGGTCATCATGGCTGCCTATCTCTCACGCACGCTGCGCAATTCGCACGCCGCGGATCAGAAAGCCTTTCACCCCGCCCGCGCGGTGGCCCATTCGCCTGAAAGGAAACGCGCGGCAGGCTGAAGCGCGCGGTCAGTGCGCGGCGCGGCGCATGGCTTCGGGCTGCCGCGCAGAGACCTGTGCGAGCGCCTTTGCCAGACAAGCCACCACCGCGAGCGGCTCCGCGCAGCAGGCGAAATGCACCTCGTCCTCGCTCGCTGCCAGTACGACGGTGGCCATGACACGCCCGCTCGACGAGCAGGAGGTCATGTATCCAAACGCCACCTCCTCGTAGAGCAGGGCCGCAGCAGAATGCAGGGCGCCGGCGCCGAGCAGGAAGTCGAACCGTTCGCCATCATGGACGCGGCCGAGGATCCCGCGCACGGGAGCGGGAGCCTGGCGGAACGAGGAGGCGACGAAGCGAAGGCAGTCGGCTTGCTCCGCGGCATCGTCGGCCGCAGCACAGATCGACAGCCACGCGAGGATTTCCTCAGCCCAGCTCAGATTGGGCCGAACCGGCACAAGTACTACCATGCGCGTGGAGATACATTCATTCCGGAGCTAATTGTCGGGCCAATTTCCGTTGTCAATCGGCAACCCTTCTTTCGATACCTCGGCTTACATATCGACCGAGGCGCGCTGCGCCATTGGGGGGAATGATCTCCTGCAAAAACAAAAAGTTTGCTGTTTAAGGACGGTAGCACAGCATTCCCTGGAGCCAGCGATCAGATCCGACGATCCGTGAGCGCACGCGCCGCATGAGCGGATCCTGCACGCCCAACCCGACGCCCGACTGGGCTTCTCGCCTTGAAAGATACCTCGAAATCGGAGGCAGTTTGTCATGCCCGTTCCAAATGCGTGTCAGAAATCCGGCGAGGCGGCGCTGATCCGGGCCCCGCGATGTTGGCAAAGTCGGCACCGCATCTGTCGCTCGAGCCGCTCGACCTCCATGCTCTTTCGCCCCATGTGCAGTTGCTGCATCAGCAGCACCGGATTCAGCTCGGCCACATGGTGGCAGTTCGCGCATGTTACCCGCACGAGGTAGCCCTGCCGGGCGAATTCATTGATCGAATCGAGCTTGCTGCGGGTCACCGACACTTGAGAACAGATGCGGAACACGGGCGCAACCCGGCTGCGTCGCCAACCCTGTCGATTGCGACGGACATCTGCCAGGGTGGCCGTGCCAACCGAAAGAAGGACCCTGCCGTGACCGAACCGCTGCACCTCGCTCGCCTCGCCTGCGCGCGCTTTGAGGAAGGCGCTGCTGGCGGGGCGCAAGGTGAGCAATTGCTGCACCTAATTCTCGACGCTAAAAATGCGCTGACGCGGGCGCTCGAGGAGCTGCAGACGATATAATTGCCGGTGCGGACGTTTGCCCGATCGTAACCAAGCGCCTCAATCGTTTCGGGAATTTTCGCGGCTAGACGGCATTCACCAGATCGGCGGTCGAGGGGACTGCCGGACCAAGGGGGAATTCCGACCATGAAGTTTCTGATCCCGGCCGCTCTGGCCGCCGCTCTTGCCGTGCCCGCCGCCGCGCAGGAGGCTCCGATGCAGGTGCAGCGAACCAGCGAGGGCAATGCCTTCCTGCCCGCCAACACCGAGGTGCGCATGCGCCTGAATCAGGAGGTCACCACCCGCGGCGACACCTGGAACGAGGGCGACACCTTCCGCCTGACCGTCTCGAACGACGTGATGCTCGGCGATTACGTGGTCATCCCCGAAGGCAGTCCGGCCATGGGCCGCATAACCTGGATGACCAACCGCGGCATGTTCGGCAAGTCGGGCAAGATGGACATCGAGCTCGAGTACGTCGAGGTCAACGGCCGCCAGATCCCCGTCAACGGCACCTTCCGCCAAGAAGGCGAAGGCGCGACGCTGGCGACCGTGGGCGGCGTGCTGGTGGCGGGCATCTTCGCCGGCTTCATCACCGGCCGCAGCGCGGTGATCCCGGAAGACCGCGAGCTGGTGGCGACCACCGAGAACAACCTCGAGCTGGCGATCGCCGCCTCGGAAATCCGTCGCCAGCCCGTCGGCATCGCCCCGATCGCCCCGCGCGCGCCGAGCGCCGCGCTGGCCGCCACGCCAAATGCCGAGGTGGCCGGCGAGCTGGCAGTCGCAGAAGAGACGCCGGCGGTGATCAACAACAGCTCCAATTGATCCGAGGCACCACGTCCGGAGAGGGCGTCACCTTCGCGGGTGGCGCCCTTTCTCTTGCCTGGCGTTCCGCTTCACGGGAGGGCTGGACAGGATGTCGCGCGGCGGTAATCCATTGAGTCGGGAGGACAAGTGATCATGACCCGTTACGCCGAGGCAGAGTGTGCCACCTGCCATGCCATCCGCCCGAAGAACGAGATGCGGCAGGAAACCGTTCGCGTCGAGAGCGGCCAGACGCATTACGCAAGCTCGGGCAATCGATCTTCCAGCGGGCAATCGATGTCGTTCGGCGGCGGCCGTCCTGCGCGTTTGCGCATGGGAACTGGCACGTCGCGAAGGTCGCACGGCGGCACGCGCACGCACTATCGCAACGAGACCGTGTGGGTATGTCATGGCTGCAAGGCTCCGAAGTCGGCCGACACGCCGGGAATGGCGAAACTGAAGACAGGGCTTGTCGTCGGCGCCTTGTTCGCCGCCCTCGCTTTTTTCTCGTCACAGAAAGAAACGCCTGCACGGGAATTCAGTGCTGGCGTTCCATCCGACGACAGCATGGCTGAAGTGCAACCTGTATGGCCGTCAGCAACGCCAACCTCTGCCGCGGTCGCGGTTGCGGACGAGGCCTCTTTGCCGGAAATGAGATTAGGTACCACAACCGATGTTCGAAGCAGCGAGACAGATCTGCCCTTGGCGGCGCAGGAGGCGGGATTTGGTACCGAAGCAGACGATACCTGGGCGATGGATTATCACCGCGACGCCGATCTGAAGCCCTCGCGACCGGCAACAACCGTAACAGCCGCTTCTGCGGAGGATGCGTTGCCGCCTAATTGTCGCGCAATTTCAGAGGATGGCCTCGCCAACGAAGCCTACCTTCGAGAGATGGGCTGCGAGATGCTGATCAGGCGTTAGCGCTGCGATAAGTATCCTTTCGCAAATTCCATCCGGCGCTTACGCAGTCACTAGCTCTCTGGAAGGGCGAAATCGCTCGCTGGCATGCCGCCAGCAACTTTCTTGCCGATATTGATCGAGGCGAACAGCGGTGGGCCCACTATCGCCGGGAGAAGCCTTGACGGCACCCCGCTACCGTACAAACGATCTCAACTCGGCAGGTCCGAGTTTCCCGAGCTGTCGTCAGACTCCGCGCGAAAGTACGCCCCCGACGATAAATCAGGAAGACTCAACGATGACGTCTGAAAACGGACCAGAAAAATTGCGAACCTCGTCCACGCCATCGGCATCGATGACGGTCGGCGTGGTCCACTCGGCTTTAGGGTTCGATTCCATGGTAATTCCTTCTCTTGGAGAAAAAAGTTTTTCAAGATTCGATGGAGAGGTCAAGGCCGCCGCATAATCGCGCCACCGAACCTCGCGCCGCCGACGGCGGTTGGCAGCGCAGGCTCCGAGTGGGATCAAATCTTCGCCCCACACGCCGCCCGCAGCCGCGCGTTGTGCGCCTGGATCTCGGCCACCGTCTCGTCGCTGTCGAGTACGTTGCCCGGATCGTCATGCCCCGCCTCGTCGGCCTGCGCGTATTGGAGCGGCGCGTCGCCCTGGCACCAGCTCGAGTTATCGCGCGTTGGGGCGATATCGCTCGCAGGCAGCGGGTCGGCGGCTGTCTTGCAGGCACTGGTCAAAACGAGCAGCGCTGCGCTCGCCGCCAGTGCGGAGATCCTGTTCGGCATCGTTGGCATCCTTCAGTTGTTCGAGGGTCTGGTGCTGGCCTTGAACCACGGCGCGCGTCGCGCCCCGGTCCTCGGCGGTCGTGGCGATGGTCTCCACCGTGCTGTCGAGCCGCGCTGCGATCAGCCAAGCGAGCAGCAGCACGAGCGCCAGCGCGAGCGCGATCCACACCCAGCGCGCGAGGCCGAGCACCGGCTTGGCGAGGTCGAGCGGGCCCATCATGCCGCCCTCCCCTCGTACAGCGCGCGCTCGGCGAGGCGGCGGCGCTGCAGGCCCTTCATCACCCGGCCACCGGCGAAGCTCCAGCGCTCGAACTCGCGCGCCGCGCCCGCCTTGTCGCCAGCCACGTGTTTGCGGGTGAGCGTTGCGCGGGCGATGGCGCCGGTGTTGTAGTGGAAGCTGACGAGCGCATCGAACTCGGCCTGCGAGGTGTTGCGGATCGCTTTGCCGAGCGCTCGCAGCACCTCCTCGGCATAGCGCCGAAGGTCGAGGTCGAGCCGGGTGTCGCACTGCTCCTGCGTCCACACGGTTCCTGCGCGGATGCGGCCGCCGCCGAAGCCGTCCTGCCCCGTCGCGCCCCATCCGATCGTCCAGGGCTCGCCGCCGGTGCCGGGATCGGGGTAGGCGGCGAACCTGCCGTCCGGGCGGCGGCGCGCGCAGCCCTCAAACCGCTTGATCAGCGCTATGCCCGCCAGGCCCACGCGCAGCGGCCCGTCGCTGCGCTCGGCCTCGCTCGGCGGGTCGGGCGCGGTGCGGCTGTCGGGCACGCCGGCGGCATCGAGCGCGGCGGCGATCTTGGCCACGTCCTCGTCGGTGAAGACGCCGTCGGCATCCTCGCGGCGCGCGGCATCGAACATGGGCTTTCGCGGGTCGTTCATGGGTGTTCCTTTCTGTCGGGGTCGTCGAGCCGTTCCACGGCATCGAGCATGGGGCCGGGCAGTTCGTGTGGTCCCGGCGGAAGGTCGCGGCGCAGGCGCTCAATGCGCGTCTCGCGCGGCACACCCCAGAGCTCGCGCAGGTGCTGGATGCCGTCCTTGCCCTTGAAGCCGACCAGCAGGCCGACGCCCGCCGCCGCGAGCGAGGGGAAGCCCGGCATCATGTAGGTCGCGCTCGCCACGAGGATAGCCGAAACGATGAAGTTGGCGAGGCCCGAGGCGAGGCTGACCAGCATGTCGCGGCGGATGCGCCGGCTGTCCGCCTCGGCCTCGATCAGCCCGGCCGAGCGCAACACCCCGCCCGCCACCAGGCCGATCAGGATCGCGCCGTAGGTCTCGATATCGACGCCGCCGATCGTCACGTCGGCCAGCATCAGTCCGCCCGCGGGCACGGCATACTTGCCGCCGCCCGACGTCAGGGCGCCCAGGCTCATCGTCTCAACTCCCCATGAAGAAGGTGTAGACGAACCCGCCGACGAGGAAGATCGTCGCGGCTCCGTAGACGAAGCGCGGCCTGGGAACGCGCGAGCCGAGCCGCACGGTCGCGGCATTGGCCCAGCACCACCAGACGAAGGCGACGAACAGGTCGGCCACCGCCTCGCCGGTGACGTTGCGGTACTCGAAATCGAGCGCGATGAACGAGCAGCCGCCCACGATCATGCCGAGGTGCGCCCAGTTCCACGCGAGCTCGTTGCGGCGGCGATCGTAGGGCGGATACTCGTCGCGCTTGCGGCAGGAGTACCAGCTGCCGAGCGCAATGACCGACAGCGCCGCGGCCAGCATGCGGACGGTGAAGACGAAGGTGTCGATGGCGCGCGGGGCGACGAGCGCCCAGTCGATGAACATCGGACTCACCGCGACCACCAATCGACAGCGCACTCGGTCAGCGCATAGTCCACCAAGCCCGTCACGGCGCAGATGGCGGTGAGGGCGAGGAAGCGGGTCACGCCGCTGGCGCCTTGCTTCGGGCGATGCTATCGCGCTTGGTATGCTGGCCACGCTCACAGCGGTTCACGCCCTCGTCGCCCGCTTCCTGCAATTCATCGGCTTGCGGGAAGGCGAATGCGTCGGATGCGGCGAACCCTGCGAGAGCCATATCTGCACCCCGTGCTGGGAATGGTCGCAGATCTGACGGCAGCATCACGAAAGCACCGCTTCGTCGATGAAGGCCCAGTTGTGCAGCGGCTTGTTGATGCCCGCAGGCTCGAAGATGAGCGAGTCGCCCTGATCGTCGCGAAGGTTGCCCAGTCCCCTGCTCGTGTTGCCTTTGTGAGCGTATCGAACCTTCCACCCAGCAACGGGGGCAGAGGGGCACTGGATAGCTAATATGCCCTCGGCAGGATCGACCAGGCGAGGCACGCCAATGGTCTGTTCGACACCGCTGTCGTTCACGACCGAGAACCCGTAGTTGTCCTGGATGGGAACGGTTGTGGTGTCGAAAGCGAGCTTGCGCCCGGCGGCGAGGTTGTAACGCACCAGCAGAGTGTTGCCGGATACCTTGACGGAGGCCATCGCCAGCGGTTCGGGCTTCGCGCCCTCCACGACCCACCGATAGAACGCGAGCCCCATGTAGGCACCCAGCCAACGCGACCCCACGCCCGTCAGGTGGAACGCATCGCTGTAGGGCAGGAAATAGGTCGCTGCGGCGGCGAGGATATTGTCGTCTGCCGACATCTCCAGTTGCGCCAAGGCAATGGCCGGATAGGTTCGGCCCGATGCCCTGAACGTCGATGCTTGATAGGTAATGGCCGGCAGGATGAGCGAAGCATCTCCCGTGGCCGTGCGCGCTTCGTCCTGCGCGTCCGAAACCAACTGCCGGAATGCCGCCTTGTAGGTAGCGGGCGGGGTTTGGCCCGACTCATCGCTTTCGCCCTGCAACCACAGGAACGATTGCGGCGCATAGGAACGGCTTGCTGCAATGGTCGCAATCTTGGCCCGCTGGATATCCGTGGCGAGCCGGGTGAACGATTCCGTCCCCTTGCTGATCTGCACGATTTCGGAATCATCGCGCCCCGGCGCGGAATAGAGCTGGCGGCGCGAAACCGCCGCAAGGTCCACACCGGTTTCCGAAAGGTAGAGCTGCCGCAACATGACGGCGTGGCCCGTCGCCACCGTTTCGCCGTCGTGGCCGTTCCAGCTTTCCAGCAACGGAGCGAGTGTGGCCCAATTGGCCGCCGGGTCCGCGCCGCCGTCCTGCGCTCGAACGCCCGCCTGCGACTTAAGCGCATGAGGCTGCGCCACGGTGTCGATCACGGTTGCGCCGTGGCCCAGCGAAAGCGACTGCCCGTAAATGATGTGGTGGGCGTATTCCTCTGCCCGCAGCAGGTCCGAACCGGCGCCGCCGCCGTCCAAAACGTCAACTCGGCCCTCCAGTGCAAGGAATGCATCGCCCGTTACGACGCGCTCGTAAGCGCGCAGGGTGAAATGCACCTCCATGCGGACATTGGGCAGGTCGAAATAGGTGCCGAGGGTGCCCGAGTTCTGGTTGCTGGCATCCCAAAACGCCGGGTCCGCCGGGGAGCCGCTCGAATTGACCAGCAGGTTAGCGGATTCGACACGCAGATACTCACCCGCCAGGAAGGGCAACTCGCCCGGACCGAGGATGAATTCATTGAGCCCGACGACGGTAGCCTCGAAGGTGTAAACCGCTATCGACGTAAAATTGCCGCCACTGACTTTGTCGCGCCAGACCCTGAACGTGCCGGTCCTCGCCGCCATGATCCTGAACGACGCAACCTCTTGGTCGCGGGCGGAAGGGGCATCGAACAATACCGCTTCGAGTCCCAGCGGAGAGCCAGACACAAGGACGGCAGGACCGAACGAGTCGGTTTGCGCGCGAGAAAGGGAGGCCTCAAGGTTCGTGATCGTATCGACCGCACCCTCGACGATTACCGCCGCCGCCTCGGCACGGTCGGCTTGGACTGCCGCTTGGTCCACCACGTCGCCCAGCCCGTCCGCAATGGCCTGGGCCTGCGCGACGTAACCTGCGACGAGCTTGGTATCTTCGCCAAGAGACAGCCGCGTGCCGCCATCTGTGACCCTAAGAATGGTCGAGCTCATTATTCGGTGCTCCCGGCTTGAACGATAAAGGCGCCGCGCATGAAGACCTCGGCAAGGCCGGCGCGCGTGATGTGAAGGTCGTAGACGAGCGACAGGTCGGCATCGGGGTCGATCCCCGCCGCCTCTGCGCTCATCGCCTCCATCGTCGTTTCATTGATGCGAATGCCGATCTCGCTGACCGGCAGGCCGTTCACGGTGTCCAAACCGACGAACCGCACACCTTCCGCTGCCGCTGTCGTGACAGTCGAGAGGTCCGCACGGATCTGCCCGCCGTTCCAGCTATCGCGCACCTGCATCGCGAACGTCGCGTCTGTCAGGTCCAAACCTTCGACGTAGACGGAATGCGTGAAGGCAACCCAGCGCCCTGCTTTGAGGGGCCGGTTGACGGGCTCGATCATAGGTTTTGCTCCTAGGGGACGTTGGGTGCGGGCGTAGTGCTATCCCAGCCACCACCGCCGGGAGGGCTGGAGCCGCCGACGGAACCGCCACCGCCGCCGCTATCGACGGTCGTGACGTAAGCGATGAAATGGCGGTAGGGATTGGCTGCCGAGAAATAGGCATCGGCTGCTGTTGTCGTCGTTTCGTAGGTGACAGCGCCGCCCGCAAAGGCCTCGTCGTCGTAGTAGATCAGCTGGTCGCTCGTCTCCGGCAGAACCAGCGTTGCGCCCGTTACCGACACCTCGCTGCCGTCGGCGTAGACGCGGGTGTGGTTCGGTATCGTCACCGTCACCGTGCCGTCGCCGTTGTTCGTCTGCGTCACATTGCCAGCAAGACCGCGCGTGTAGCTGCCCGACAGCTTGAGTGTGTCGAGGCCCGCCGGGTTGTTAGCCGCGGCTGCCAGCTCGTCGCGTTCCTCTGCCGTCTGGCCGAGCGCGGGAATAGGCGGAGGGGTTGCCGTCTGTCCCAGAGCGTAGGCGTGCTTTGCCGCCGTCTCGCCAATGAATGTGAGAACGACTTCGCCCGTTATTGGGTCGGGAGGTTGGCGCTTCAACAGCACTGCTGGCGTATCTAGGCCAAGGTCGGGTCTATCAAGGTGATAACATTCGCCAGGTCGCGCGTGGCGCATCCGAGGCTTCAGAGGCAAGGTGATTGGATAGAACTCGCGAGCGTTCACCAGCTTGTAAGCTGCCAGTTCGCCCGCCTGCACTGGATCCTTCACGAGGTTGAACGGGTAGGTCTGCGATACCGTCTCGCCGTCCTGCTCGACGTATTCGGTAACGATCAGCGGCTCGGCCTTCACCAGCTCCCAATTGTGCGCCTCGCTGGTGAACTCGGGCACGATGCGATTGATGCGATCGCGGTAGGACTGCATCGCCGTGACCTGCGCCTCGCCCTGTCCGGCGTCGTCCTCGGTGATCGTATCCAGCACCACGCGCGGGCGGTCCCAATGGAAGCCGATGCCGGTATTGAGCGGCAGGGGCTCGCCGCCGCCCGCAATGCAAATCTCGCGCAGATTGGCCCAGCGGTCGCCGGGTTCGTAAATTACGCCGTAGAGCGTCCATCCGTTGGCCTCGCAATCGGAGGCCCAGGCCGCGATAGCCTCGAAGTCGATGGCTTCTTTCGGCAGGCCCATGCCGAACACGCGCTGACCGTTCTGATACCGACCAAAGGCGTAGGTGCCCGCGTGCAATGCCGGGTTCTCGCTCCATTCGTAGGTGCTTTCGTTGCCGAGCCTGTGCGCACCGACCCCGCCGGGGAATGTGTCGTCTTTGCGCGGATCGTAGACCTTCACCCACTTGGCGTAGGCGCCGCGCACCGGCAGCCCGTTGGCGTAGCGTTTCGCATCCTTGTCGAATTTATGTTGCCAGCCAATCGCCGCTTGCCCGGACAGCTTGTAGGCAGCGCCCCAGCCCGGCGCGGCACCGTAGGGCGGCACCAGCTCGCTCGCCTCGGGCGTTGCGCCAAGTTGACTGTCGAAGGCGAAGAAACCGCTGTAGAACGACGGGACCGGCGCGAAGTCGAAGCGCGGTGAGATCGGCCCTTGGATAGGCCCGCCCGTCGAATAGACCCACACTTCCCAAAGATTTGGGTTCGGCACCTTCTTGACCGTCGCGCCGTAGCCCGCCCGACTGCGTAGCACGCCTGCGTAGTAGCCTTCGCCCATGACATAAGGCGTAGGGTGATCGGGGTCGATTTGTGTCTGCGTGACGCTTCCTCGCGCCGGTGGCGGTTTTGCCAGTGCGTTTGCGCCGAGATTGGCCACGCCAGCCACCACCCCCGCAATGCTGGCGATGGCGGTAAACGAACCGATGCCAGCGATACCCGCCCCCGCAACAGCGAAAGCACCGACGCCGGTCGCCACCAGCGCCACCGCGCCCGCGATCATGCCTACGGTCTTGAGCGCCTTAGCCATTCAAAGCCTCCAGGCCGCTTCAATTTCATCCAGCGATACGTGCAGCACCACCAGCGCGGGCGCATCCTCTCGCCAACCCGCAATCTTTTGCGCCGCCACGTTCACGAATACCGCGTCGAGCCCCTCCGTCCCCGGCACCGCACACAGGTCGCCAAGCCGCATCATGGCGGGCGGAATGCGCTCGAGGTGAGCGTCGAGCAGGCCGATCAGGCTGTCATGGCCCAGCGTCTTGAGCGCCTTCTTCGCGCCCACCGCACTGCGGAACCTCGGCACTTTCGGCAGCCGCCGCCCCATCTGCCGCGCTTGATAAAAGGCAAGGTGCGCGCAGGTCCGTTGGTAGCGCCAATCGAATTCTCGGTTGCGGAACCGCGCCATCGTCTTTTCGGTCGCCACCCGGCGCTTTTCCAGTTCCTTCATCAGTAGGCGTTCACGCGCAGGGCAACCTCGCGGGCAATGCTGCCAAAACTACCGCCAAAGCCGCCACCGCCCGAATACCCGCCCGAACGGGTCGAGCGCACCGGGCTTTCAACGCCCCATGCCACCGGGACCGACAGCCCCGTTGCGTTGTCGTGGCCCATTTCACCCGGCCAAACGCTCTTGTGGAACACCGGTGAAAGCGTGTTGCCGATGTCGAGCTCGAACAGCCGCTCGGCATTGGAAACCACGCTCATGTCGAGCTGGCGCGATTGGCCGACCCGCAACGTCGTCTGGTCAATCTGCCCGTCGAACATCAGGTCGGGCGTGCCTACCACCTGCCCCGCGTCCACATCGTATTCTGCCAGCCACAGGCGCACGCGGCTGCGCTGATAACCGGGCTTGGACAGCTCGGCAGGTCCGGCAGTCCCCGGTGGCAGCATGGTGAGGTCGAGCGCGGGGATTTCATTGCCCTGCCCTTCCTCCATGCCCTCGACCGAACCGAGCGTGCCGAATACCGGATCGCTGCTGGTGTAGGTGTCGCCCGCCCAAGTGATGAACCCGCCGTCGCACAGCAGCACCGTGTGTTCCGGCAGTTCGATCTTCAGCAAGGCCATGATGGCGAGCGACTGCATCACGCCACCTCCCGGATAGGAACTGACAGCGCGATCAGGTGATGCACCGGTATCTGCCAGCCCCAGCTATCGCCCTGCGGCAAGCCCTCGATCATCGGTTTTGCGAAATGTAGTTTGGCCCCATCAAGAAACGGGTGGCGCAGAGCTGGTTCAATCTGGATTGTCGCTTCACCCGCCGCATCAGCCGAACCCACCGAGCGGCAATTGTGGAGATAATGTTGGCCGTTCTCGTCCTCGATCGAAAACCAGTAGCCCTCCTTGAAGCGATAATGGGGAGTGAAGTCGCGTAGGGCCAACATAATGCCCGCCTGACCCGCACCGTCAATCACAGGCTTCCCAGGCGCGCCCTGCGGCACCCCCAACGGGTAAGGCACCCGCACACCTTTGCGCTTGGCTTCTAGCAGTCTCGATACGAAAACCCGCGAATCATCCGGCTTCATCGGCGGAAAATTGACTTCAATCATGTAGCGATTGCCGGGTCGGTCGACCCGCAGTTCCCGCGCACCAGTTGGCGGGACGAGGCTCGCGCCGAAGTCCAGCAACGAGGGGTTTGCGCTACTCGGACCGGGCGTGTCGGGTAGTTCGATCATCCCACCCGCCTCGTCTGCCTGCGGCCCATGTTGCGCTGCGTCACCTGCGATGCCCCCTGCATGATGCCCGGCGCACTCGCCGCCACCCGTCCGTCCACGAAGGCCGTCACGTTGCCGTTGCGCGGGTCGATGCCGACCGTCACGTTCACATTCTGCGAACCGCCGCCGCGAAGCTCATGGTTCGGAATGACCTGCGAACCGCGAGGCAGGTTCACCAGCTCCGGTCCACGCTCGCCCACCAGCGACAGCCCGCCCGGCGCGAAGTTCGTCCCGTTGGCAAAGCGCGGGATGCTGCCAGCGAATTGCGACTTGCCCGTCACGATGCCCGCGATCTGCAAGCCGATGCCCAGCACGCCCTCAAGAATGCCGAGGAAGTCCCCGCCCTTGATGCCGTCGATCAGCCCGCGCAGGCTGCCGAGCGCCTGATCAGCCATGTCCTTGAAACTGCGAGCCATCGTGGTCGTGGCCTCACCCACGTCCTGCCCGGTCTCCCCGACTGCGCGGCCGAGCTCCTCCAGCGTCGGCAGGATCGGCGCGATCACGCCTGCGCCCACATCCACCGCTCCCGCGCCCGCGAACCCCTCCCTGCCGAGCCGGAAGCGCGCCTCGCGCTTCTCCGCGTCGTTCAGGCCTGAGCCCTCGATCGTCGCCAGGTCGCGGCGGTAGTCGAGCAGTCGCCGCACCTCGGGAAACAGCCGGTCGAGCAGGCTTTGCGTCTCGCGCGCCATGTCCTGCATCGCCTGCGACACCGCGCCCGTCGCCGCGCGTGCCGGGGCGACCATCACCGCGTCGAGCCGCCCCATGTGCGCCGCGATGCCGTCGACCATATCGGGCACATAGCTGTGGCCGACCACGGCGTCGTAGAGATTGAAGAACGCATTCTTGACCGTATCGATCTTGTCGGTGACGTTCGCCCAGACAGCGTTAAGCCGCCCAACGAGCCATTCGCGCACGCCCGCCACCAGTTGACGCACCGCGGTCAGAGCGCCGCCCGTAAGCAGGTCGATTGCGCGCCCGATCGTCGCCGTCGCGTTGGCCACCATGCCCTGCGCGAAGCCCCAGGCCGAAGCCCAGTCGCCGTTGAGCAGCGCGTTGACGAGGTCGATGGCGAGCCCAATCTGTCGGAATACGCCCGACACGATCTCGCCCATCGCCGCAATCACGCCGACGAGCCGGTCGCCCAGATGGTCCCAGATCGCCTGCGCGAACTGCCCGATCACCCCCATGACGGCGCGGATGCCCTCGCCGAGTGGGCCGTTCCACAGCGCCTCGAACTTCTCGGTCAGCGTGGCGATCAGCCGCTGCAAGGGCGGGCCTATGCTCTCGTGAAACACCTGCTTCACCCGCTCGAAGATCGGAACGATGCGCTCCCAGTTGTCGCGGATCAGCAGGCCTGCCGAAACGATAAGCCCGATCGGCCCGGCAAACCGCAACAGCGCCGCGCCGATGGATTGCAGGATGGAAAGGCTGGCGAGCCGCAGCGCGAACTGGCCGAACAGGGTGATGATGGTGCCGAGCGGATTTATGACGAAGGAGATGGCCGTGCCGATCAGGCCGAACTTGGTCAGGAACAGCGGCAGGACGGTCGCGGCAAGCGTCCCCATGATCAGCATCAGCGGCCCGATCGCCGCGGCGAGCCCGCCGACCACCACGATGGCCGTCTGCACACCCTGCGGCAGAATGGTAAAGGCGTTGACGAGCCGCGTCGCGCCCTCGATCAGCGGGGTCAGCACCGGCAGCAGCCGCGTGCCGATGGCGACCTGCAGTTCGTCCATCGCCGCACCGAAGGCCCGCGCCTGGTTGGCCGTGCTGCCGCTGGTGCGCGCCACGTCGCCTTGCGCATTGCCGGTCGCCTCGAGGATGAGCTGGTAGCGCGCGAGGATCTTCTCCTGCTCGCTCAGCTCTCCCGACAGCCCGCCCAGCCCCATTTCGAGCCCCTTGGCCCGCACCCCGGCCTCGGTCAGGAACACGCCGAAATCGCGCAGCGGCTCGCTCTCGCCGGAAAGGCCGCTGCGCAGCTTGGCCAGCGCCTCGCCGGGATCGACGTTGTAGAAGCTGGCGAGGTCCTGCGCGAGCACGCTGAAGGCCTGGCTCATCTCGGCCGCCGCCGCGCGGGTGGGCGCCGCCTGGTTGAAGAAGATGCCGAAGGTGTTCGCCATCTCCTGCATGTCCTGCGTCGCGCGGCCCATCGCGTCGCCGGTCTGCTGCGCCCAGCGGTTCATCATCGGCGCGAGCGAACCAAAAGTCGTGTCAAAGGCGCTCTGCAGCTCCTTGGCATCGCTCGCCGCCCGCGCCGAGAGCAGCCCGAAGGCGGTCAGCGGCGCGGTCACGCCCAGTGTCATGTTGCGCCCGGCGCGCATCCAGCTCTCGCCGAGATCGGTCATCGCCGTGCGCAGCGCGCCGAGCTTGCGCTGGGCGTTCGTGCTGCCGGTGATAAACTGGCTGTCGTCGAACAGCAGCTCGACCGCCAGGCGTTCGAGCACGTCACCCAGCGCCATGGCCTGCCTCCTGTTTCGCGATTTGTCGGTCGAACAACCGCATCAGCGCTCGGGCTTCGTCGTTGCGCTGGGCAGCTTCGGATTTCGGTGGCTTGAGATATTCCGCGAGCGGCTTCAGCAGCTTAGTCCTGGCGAAGTATTCGCCGTGCCAACCAGCCATAATCGCCGCGTCAGCGGCGGCTCGGAAGCGAGCGGTGACAAGCAGCGCGAAGCTGCGTGGCGTCGCTTCCCAGAATCCGTCCGGATCTAGCCCTGCCTGGCACCACTGCGCCCAGAGCTCTTCGATGCTGGGCGGCTCGCCGCTTTGCTCCCGTTTCCCTCCATGCCCTTGGCATCCGGCGCGGCAGCATGGGCGGCACGCTCCATAGCTGCGGTCAGCTGCGGGCCGTGTTCGTCGAGCAGTTCCATGACTGATTCCTTGGTCATGCCGTGATGCCGCTGCAGCCCCGCCCACATGATGACGAGCATGTCGCCCTGCCAGCCCTGCCCGGCGCGCTGCGCGGCCTCGGCAAAAGAACGGCCCAGCTCATCCTCCACTGCCACACGCGCAGCAAAGTCGAGCTGAAACGTGAGCGTAGGTCCGCCCTCCAGCTCGACGTCGATGCGACCTTTCGCGCTATTCGACATCAGGCCGGCACCGAATAGGCAGAGCTGGTCAGCGGACCGCTCAGTTTAACGTTCAGCGTCGCTTCCATCTTGCCGCCGGGCGTGACTTCGCCCCGGTTGTAACCGGCGAAGCTGAAGACTCCGTCATAGGTCTTCACCGGTACGCCGCCGATCGGGACGTTGAAGCGGATCGCACGTCGACCGCGCCCACCCTCCCAGGCCTCCGCCATCTCGTCCGTGTCGGAGCCGGGGCGGAAGTTGAGAACGATGCCAACTTCTTCGCCTTCGCCGAGAGCATCGATGAATTCCTTCATCTTGCCCGGACTCTTTAGCGTCGTCACCTCCTCCTGATCGACGGTGATGCCGGGTACAGCGAACTGGGTGACCTGCACCAACTCCTTCAGGTTCGCGGACGTCTCGTCAGTCGAGAGCCACACTTCCGCGCCCCAGCCAACGCTGGGATTCTGATCTTCTCCTGCCATGTCTGTCTCCTTGGACCGTCAGATGATGCTGTGCTCGGCCAGCAGGTCCGTGCTGAGCCGATGAATGAAGCCGTTCGGGGTATCCTCGCCCAGATCGACGGGCCCCTGCGCCGCCGCCGCCCCGAAGCGCACGCCGGCGTGCGTCGCGGGCTGCGCCATCACCGCCACCACGCGCTCCGACAGCGCGCGCGCCTGTTCGTAACTGTCGGCGAAGACCTCGACCCGCACACGCGGGCTGCGCGCGCCCTCGTACCCTCGCAGATGTCGCGGCCGCGGATCGGAAATCGTCTGCAACCGCATGTAGGGCAGCACTGCGCCCTGTTTGACCTTCATCCACCAGGCGCGATCGCCGATCGCCGCAGCGATGGCTGGATCTGCCAGCAGGCGTGTCCGCAAGGCCGTTTGCAGGTCCGCCATGTCACCCCTTCGCCCGGTCGATTGCGGCCCGGATGCCAATGGCCACGCCCGCGACAACCGCCCCGCGCGCATTGTCGTACGCCGGAACGAGGAAGGGATGCGCCGGCATGGCGACCGTCCCGAACTCGTGAAAGTGCGCGATCGACCCCGCACCGCGCGAAGGCCCGACCAGCACCCGCTCGTCCTCCTCGAATATGCCCAGGCTGCCGCGCAGACCGCCGGTCAGTACCGGCGCCAGGAACTGCATCTCCGCCAGCAGCGGCGCCGCCGCCTCGACGAGAATGCGCTGCTTCACCCTTGCAGGCAGCGAGCGCCCGATCCGCGCCAGCTTGCGGTCGAGCTCGCAAAAGCCCTTAACTTTCGCCCGCGCCCGCATCGCTGCTCGCTTCTTCGCTGTCCGTCTCGTCGACATTCTCGACCAGCCCCGCCGCAACGAGGTTTTCGCGGTCGCGCTCGCCCGGCTCGTAGATCCGCCGGGGGTGCTTCCAGTAGACCGGCGGATAGGCATTGCCGTGCAGCTTCTTCGTGCGAACCTTCATGCTTCCCTCACTGCCGTGATCTCGATCCAGCCCCGCTCAGGGGTATCGGGCGCGATGCTCTCGATGTCCCAGGCCGAGCCCGCGTAGGTAACTCGGTCCCTAAGCGTCAGCGTGCGCGTCACGCTGTCGTCGGCGACGCCGAAGGTGGCGGCCTGCCGCCCCCGCTCCGCCGCCGCCTCGCGCCGCTCGGAGCCCTTGCCCATCCAGACCTCGGCGTAGCGGGTCGTGAGCGCGGCCCATGTCTCCCGGTCCTCGCCGTAGTCGTCGGCCTCGGTGCTGGCGCGCTCCAAGCCGATCAGCTTGTCGCGGCGACCGGCCGGGCGCCCCATCAGAGCACCGGCATCCGGTAAGCCGAGCACATCGCCCGGAACCCAAGCGGCACCTCGCCGCTCTGCGCCCCGCCGCCCACTGCCTCGCGGTTCATGTAGAGGTGCGCGGCAAAGACCTTCACCGCCTGCACCAGTGCCGGCGGGCGGTTGGCGTCGGTGAACCCCGCGTCGAAGGTCACCACCACCCCGCCGCCCACGCCCGCGGGCAAGGACTGCCCAGGCACCAGTCCCACCCGGTCGCGCACGAGCACACGCCAGCTGGCCGCCTCGCCGACCACGGCCACGCCGTCGCCGCTCAGCCAGGACACCGCCGAGATCGCCGTCACCGGCCAGACGCCGAGGCTCAGCGGCGCATCGAGCACCTCGCCCCGCCACTCCAGCCCCGAGCACGGCGCCAGCCTCACCCCGCAGTAGCGCTCGACCATGTCCACCGCCGCATCGCGATAGAACCCGATCAGCAGATCCTCGTCGCCTGACAGCACCCGCAAGTGCGCCTTCATCTCGGCGAGCGAGACGATGCCGTCACCGTAGTCCGCAGGCAGGTCGAACGGCGCGAGTTCGAAGCTCATCGTCGCCTGTCCTGCCTGCGGTCCGGAACCGGCGTTACTTCGACGCCGCGAGGTTCTCGGCGACCTGCTCCTGCTCGTCCTTCAGCGCCGAGGGCGTGTTGAAGTCGATCTGGTTGCTTTCGGCAGGAACGTAGGCGCGCGGGTTGGTGTCAACCGAGGGGTGATCGATCACGCTCGCCTTGGCGAGATCGGGCTCGACGATCGCGCCGCTCGCTGCGGCCTCGGTTGCCGGCGACAGCTTGCCGCCGGCCTTCTTGGCGACGGTCGTTGCCGCGCCGCTTGTCTTTCTTGCAGCCATGTCCATGCTCCTTCGTTTGGCCAAGGGTTCCCGCCCTTTCGTGCCGCCGCCGCAGCGGCCGCAGGAAAGAGCGGGAGCGCGATCGCCGCGCCCCCGCTTCTTCTTCGAAATTGCCCAGCGGGCATCACGCCATCTTGAGCGCCTTCATGTACTCGGGGTTCTGCACCCCGCCGCCGACGCGCTTCGTGGTGTAGAAGTGGACGTAGGGCTTGTTGGTGAAGGGATCGCGCAGCACCTCGGTGCCCTTGCGATCGACCACCAGGTAGGTCTGCTCCATGTCGCCAAACAGCGCGACGACGTTGCCCGTGGCGAGCGACGGCATGCCGGGCACCTCGACCACCGGGTAGCCGGCGAGCGAGGCGGGCTGACCCGCGACGTAGTTCGGCTGCCACAGGTAGTTGCCCTGGCCGTCCTTCAGCTTGCGGATGGCGAACAGCGTCGAGCGGTTCATGTACCACTTGCTGTTCGTATCGCGCTCGCTCGGCAGGCTGCCGACGACGGTCAGCAGTTCGTCGCCGTCCACCTCCGCGACCGCCGCCGCCGTGGTGGCGGCGATGGCGCCGAACGGATGGCGCGCGGCGTTGGCAGCCCCAGTGACATAGGTCAGGATGCCGTACGGCTTGTTCGACCCGTTGCCAGAGAGGAAGGCGATGTTCTCCTGGATGGCGAACTCGCCGTCGACCTCGCTCGTGAGCCACGCCTCGAGGTCGAACCCGGCATCGTCGAGCATGCGCTGCGTCACCGCCGGGTTGGCGTAAATTTCGCCGGTGTCGAAATCGATGGTCGAGAGGCCGGGCGTGGTGGTCTCCGGCCGCACGGCGGTCTCGCCGACCCAACCCGAGCCGATAACGCCGTCGTTGTAGACGCGCTTGAACCCGCGTCCGCCGATCGTGATTACGCGGGCGTTCTCACGGATCGGGCTGCGCTGCTTCAGCTTGTCGGTGATCGTCCGGTCCCATTCGACCGGCACAAGGTAGCCGCCGGCGGAATCGGTGCCCTCGGACAGGGCAGCCTGCACCGTCGGCGTCGTGCCGGCGCGCATGTAGGCGTTGATTTGCGCGACGTGCTCGGGATCGGCCGGGCCACCCGCCCCGCCCAGGCTGGCGGCGGCGAGCTTCACGTTCGCCGCATCGATCGCGGCGGTGAGGTCGGACATGTCGTTCGAGATGCTCTCGAGCTTGGCCTGCACCAGCGCGTCCTTCTCGGCGCCCTTGATCTCGTTCGTGGTCTTGAATTCCTCGAACGCGGCGGCGAGCTGGGTGACCAGCGCCTTCGGATCCTGCGTGTCGGCGCGCGGCGCGGCGTGCACGGCACGCGGTGCCAGGCCGAGCGAGAGGGCTGCCAGCGACGCGGCGCCGGCGAGTACGGTCTTCTGCATGGGAATAGGTCCTTTGGATCAGCCGCTCTTCATCGCGGCCAGCAGTCGGTCGTAGGACGCCGTCAGATCGGCATCCGGTTCATCGGCAGCGCCCGGCGTGCCTGCAGGGGCAGCGCCGGGCGTGCCCTTGATCTCGTTGATGCGTGCGCGCGCCTGGCTGCGGGACATCCCGCCCGACACCAGCGTCAGCTCCATGGCGCGCAGCGAATTCGTAGCTTGGTCGGCGGCCTTGGTCTGATCGTCGCTCCGCACCTGGTCGGCGGGCAGCAGCGCATCGGCCAATCCCCGCTCGACGGCGATCGAGCCGCTCATGTAGGTCTCGGCATCGAGCCACTTCTGCACCGCCTCGACGCTCTGGCCCGAGCGCGCGGCGTAGACTTCTGACATGGCCCGGTCGAACGGCTCGAGCCACTCGGCGGTCTCGACCATGTCGTGGCGGTTGCCGATGGCGACGACCCAACAGTTGTGGATCATCAAGAAGCTCGCCGCGCCGATCTCGATGGTGTCTCCGGCCATGGCGATGATCGAGGCGGCGCTGGCCGCCATGCCCATCACCTTGACCGTGATCGGCTGCGGGTGCTCGCGCAGCACATTGTAGATCGCGATGCCCTCGAACATGTCGCCGCCGGGGCTGTTGATCTGAACCTCGACCGGCCGGTCGCCGATGGCGCGCAGCTGCGCGCTCACCTTCTTCGCGGTCACCCCGCCACCGGCCCAGAAGTCCTCTCCGATGTCCTCGAACATCGTGATGACGTTGTCGCCCGTCTCGACCGCGCGTACGCCGGCCGCCTCGGCGCTCCAGCGCTGGTAGACGTCGGCAGGCGCATAGGCCGAAATCTTGCGGTCGGCCGGCACCGGCAGCGCGCCCGGGCGCTGCTTTGCCCAGACCTTAAACTTGCGTTGCATCGCCATCTCCTTGCAGCCATCCCGGCTGCTCGCCCCAGGGTTCGGGGTTCATGTCCATCTTCTCGCGCGCCTCGTTTGGCTTCATGAAGCCCGTCGCACCGGGCCCGCCGAGCGCCTTGGCGAGGAACTCGGCCTGGTCCTTCAGGCTGCCGCGCAGCAGCGCCGCCTCGTTGAACTTTGCGTAATGCGTCTCGCGTTCGCGCTCGCTCAGCAGGTCACGCGCCACCGCCTCTTCCCAGGCCACGAACCACGGCATCAGGCAGTAGGTGATGAGAAACAGCCCGAGCTGCTCGATGCCGCTGCCCCAACTGGTGTCGTCGACCATCAGCAGCGGACGCGGAATCCCCGTCAGCCGCGCAATCTCCTCAACCTGCAGCTTGCGCTGCGCCACGCTTTCCGCTTCGCGGCCGCTGGCCGGGAAGGGCTTGCCCTCCATGCCCTCCTCGCCGACGATCCACTTGCCCGCGTTCGCCGAGCCGTCGAATTGCTCGTTCCACTGCTGTTTCAGCCGGGCGTAGGCCTCGGCGCTGAGCCCGTTGGGCACCTGCAGCAAGCCGCCGGGGTTGGCCGCCTTGGCGAGAATGCTCGCCGCGGACTCGTCGACCGCATCGGCCAGACCCAGCACCTCGGCGCCCAGCGCCAGCAGTCCCTCGCCGGTCAGCCCGTCCCGCGACCAGGGCGAACGCAGGTGCAGCAGCTCGCCCGCGCCGAACGTGCGCGCCTGCCCCTTTCGCGGCTGATACTTCCACACCAGGCCGAAGTCGCTTTCCGATCGCTCGGCGGTCACCCGCAGCGGGTCGAGCGGCCACAGCGCCTGCACGCCCTTCACGCCGGGCACCTTGTAGGCGTAGGCATCGCCATAAAGCAGTGCCCGGCCCTGCATGTAGGCCTTGAACTCGGTCGGCGTCTGCGCCGCGTTGGGCGCGGTGCGCAGCAGCCGGTGGACCGGATGCCCGGCGGCCTTGGCGATCGTGCCGTCCGCCGCGCGCGACATCAGGTTGAGCGGCAGCATCCCCACCGTCGAGGCAATCAGCCGCACCGCGCGCCCGAAGGTCGCGTTCGCCATCGCCGAGTGCTCGGTGACCGAGCGACCGGTCTTGTTCGCGTAGCCACCCGCCATGAACGCCGGCATCTCGCGCTTCAGGTTCTCGACCGAATAGGCCTGCACAGCGGGCGCGACGCCAACGGCCGTCCCCGCATTAGGCACGCCGGACCCGGTCCAGCTGAACAACCGTTCCGCCCAGCTCATCCCAGCACCAGCAGCCCGCGTTCCTCGTAAATCGATGGCCCGCCCGCCGCCTCCGGATTGCGCTCCATCAGCTTCACTCCGTTGAACAGCGCGACCAGCGGGTCGATCTTGGCCTTACCGGCCGCCTGTTTCGTGATGTACACCGCGTTGCCGCGCTGCTCGGCCTTCGCGTTGCCCACACACCAGGCCATCATGTCCGATCCGTCGTGCCGCAGTGTCCCGTCTCGCAGCTTGCGCTCCGCGCTCCACACCGCGCTCGACAGCTTGAAACCCTGCCCGATGGCGACGAGCTGCTCGTCCTCGAGCCCGGCCCCGATCAGCGCGTCGACGAGGCCGCCAACCGCCAGCGGGTCGAGCCCGACCGCGCCCTTTTCGGGCAGCAACCCCGATTCCCGCACCTGCCGCGCCAGTGCGGCAACCTCCTCAAGGTCCTGTGTCGCGCTGTCGCACAGCGTCAGCGTGCCTTCGCGCTCGAAGTCGAGCAGCCGCGGCGCCACGTCCTTCCTGAGGTCGACCACCTCGCGCATCGCCCAGGCACGCTGCACCGCCAGCCACTGGCCGGTTCCCGCCTCGCGCCCGACCACCGCCAGGCCGGTCAGGTCGTCGAGCCCTCCGCCGTCGATGCCCAGCACCGCGACTTCGCAGCGCAAGAGCAGGTCTTCCAGCGTCAGCTCCGGCTCGCTCGCGGCGAGCCAGTAATCGGCCCCGCGCCAGCGCTGCGAATGCAGCCCCAAACCGATCTCGATGTTGAGATGCTGGCTCGCCCAGCGCGCCAGCTCGCCATCGCCCTTCTCGCAGGCCTCGGCGAACTGTTGTTCGAGCAGGTCGAGCTGCACCGATCGCCCGAGGTTGGGCAGAACGAGCGGCCAGAGCGCCGGGTCGCGCCACGGCTGCTCGGCATCGGTCTGCACCTCTTCCGGAAACTCGTAGAGTACCGGCAGCGTCACCGCCGCCTTGCCCGTCACCCGCCCGTCGCGGATCCCCCGCGCCAAGTCGAGCTCGGCCTTGAACACGCCCGCGGGCGGCTCGTCGCTCTGCGTCGTGATCAGCAGCATGAAGGCATCGGGTTTCGATACCATGCCGCCCCACAGCTGGCCCAGCACGCGCTCGGCGTAGTGGACCTTGCCGAGGATGTGCAGCTCGTCGACCACGATCCCCTTGGGGATCACTCCCGTCGCCACCTTCTCGTCGAAGGTCTGGACCCTCAGCGTCGAGCCCGTCACCAGGTCCGCGATCGTCTTGACGTGGTGCTTCACGGCGAACCGCGCCTTCAGCACCGGGTCGGCGGCAATCATCCCGCTCGCCTGGTCGAACCCACGCTGCGCAATCGCCTGCGTCGGCCCGAACAGGTAGTAGGTCTGGTTGGGCGAGGCATCGACCAGCAGCGCCGTCACCGCGATCGCGCCCGCGCCCGTCGTCTTCGAATTCTTCTTGGGCACCATGCACAGGAGCTTGCGCACCTGCCGGTACCCGTCCGCCGTCACCGAGCCGAGTAGCGCGGCGACGATGTCGCGCTGCCAGTCCCCCGCCGCGTCCCGCAGCCGCGGGAACCCGGCCACGTCGGGCAGGCTCAGCTTGTTGAAGATGGCGACCGCGCGGGCCGCCGCCTTCTCGTCCAATGGCAGGTCGGGGACGAGGCTTTCGCCCGCCTGCAGCCGCTCCCACCAGTCCGGGCAGGCGAACACCCACCCTGCGTCTTCGTTAGCCATGCCCCGCCGGCGCGACCAGGCCGAGGTCGGCCCACTCCGGATCCGCCGCCCCGGCATAGCGCGCATCGATGCGCCGCTGTTCCTTCTTGCCCAGCTTGGCCGCCTTCTTGGTCGGCGCGCGGATCGCCTGCTTCGCCGCATGGTCTCGCATCCGCAGCGTCTCGATCCGCTTGGCGAGCTCCTTCTCCGCCGCCACGCTGCCGTCCTCGGCCGCCGCGTTGAGCCGCTCGAGCTGGCGCTGCTCCATCCTGAGCGCCGCTGACTTGCGGACGGCGAGCTCTGCGGAAAAATGTTTGCGCAGCGTCTTCACGTCGCACCCGATCAATTCCGCCGTCTCCGCAAGCGTCAGCCCGCGCACGAAGGCGAGCAGCACGCGGTTCGACCTTTCGAGGGTCCAGGCGAACTCCGGCCGCCCTCGCCCCTCCACGCGCGGCGAAACCGGATCACCGAACAGATCGATGTCCAAAATTTCCGTCACGCCAAAAAAATTCCCTGAATGAGAGGGGCGGCGGTCAGCAGGCCGCGCGCCTTGTGAAGTTTCGCCCTCCCCCCTCGCCTCAGCCACCGCGAGCCCTCGCCGCGCGGGCTTGAGCCGTCTTGCGGTTGTGGCAGCCGCCGCAATACCAGTCGGCCTGCTCGAACGGAGGGAAGTCCGGCCCGCCGTCCTTGCGCTCGACCCGGTGGTCGAGGATCAGCCGCCGCGTGCCCCCGCACTGGCAGCACCACAGACCGCCGAGCCGCGCCCGCGTCCAGGCCGCATGCCTGCGCCGGTAATCGAGCCAGGCTTTCGACTGGTAGAACCGCTCGGCCACCTTGGGCAGAGCCGCCACCCGCGCCGGCAGAGCGCCGATTCGTGAGGGCAATCCGCTCAACCGGCCCATGCCGTGTCCCGCATATGAAAGGAGAAGACCCTAGCACCGGTGCCGACCGCGTCCGCCCCCAATCCGAGCGCCAGCGCCAAGGCTATCCCAAGAATGCCCCCGCTTTGCTGAAGAAACCAACACCGAAATTTGCTGCGCAATCAATTGCCCAGCTTGACAGGCTGCTCAGTCGGGGAATCAGCCTTTTTCCGTGCTCGGCCGCTATCAGCTTTCGTGGTCAGAAACCGGTTCGGCTGTCGACAGTGGTGGAACATGCCTCCCAGATGACAGTGAGAGCCCTGAAGACACGAGGGGCGAATCCTGCGGCGGATACGGAAACATCGCGCCCATCGTCCAGAGCACGTCCCAAGCGGACCTCATCACCTTCCAATTCGGGTCGCTCGCTTACCCCATGTAAACGACGGTGTAGCGATTTGTGCCGGTTTGAAAGTAGATATCGCAGAGGTTGTCCGCTGGTATGACGCCGCGAACCGGCCGTGGCTCGGAAACTGCCACAAGGTCCCTTCGTGAATCTTGGCGCAGGGTCAGAACCGCCTGGTCGCAGGAGCCGGGCTGTCGACCGGCGTGCAAGAATAGGTCGCGCTCCTGATGAAGCGTCCATTGCGGTCTTGCAGACTGAGGCCAGGCGCGACCATCGTTTCGGTCATCGCTCCAGTCACGCGCGAGAAGACCGCTAAGCTCTGGATCACGCCTCGATAGCTCTCGCGATGAACGATCGTGTCATCACGTAACTCGACACTGCAGTCGAGATCCATTCCGCATGTCGACGACCAGCGCTGACCTTGCTGGTTCCAGCGGGAAAGTCCGTCGGCGCGGATCCGATAGACGATTGGATCGGCAAACGACGGCGAACTGCAGGAAAGGAAGATGTCGTCGGGCTGCGCGGCGGCGGCACCCCCTCCGCAAAGAAACAGGGAAAGGGCGAAGCCGGCGGCTCGACAGGAAATATTCGGGATGCGCATGGCGTTCTTGCCTCTCTTCAAAAGCCGAGCGAGCGGTCGGCGCAGTTGGCGATGATGACATTGATCGCATTGGTCAGACGGGTATCCATCGCGGCCGATCCTGTCAGGATGGTAATCCCGGCTGTCGGCCCGGTTGAATGGTCATAATTCCCCGAACCGTTGAAGACGCGGGTATAGCCGCCGCCAATGATCACGAGCCCGGGACGTTCCGCATTTCTGCTCAGCGGCCGAACCTCAATGACTTGTGTCCAGGCAATCGAGGCGGACGCACTGGGAAAGTAATCCGCGGGCACTGTATTGCCGGCGATCGTCGTGCGGCACTGCGACGTTTGAGAGCTTGTTGGCGTAAACCTGACGTGGTTGATGGATCTTTCCACGGTCGGATGACGTGTCAGGACGGTCGCCCGGTTCATCATGACCTGGTCGAAGAATGCGAACGCATTCTCGAGAGACTGCGCACGCGCGAAGGCAGGGAATGCGATAGCAATCGCCGCTGCGATGATCATCACGTTTCGTCTCATTGTCGGTATCGTCACGCGCGAGCTGACCAAGGACTGGTGGAACGATGCAAACGACGCCGCTCTCACTGCGCGACCGCCGCCTTAGCCTCGATAACCCCAGTTCGTCAGCACCGGCTCGTATCCACCGTCCCGGTCGCCGGCACGGTCCTCGTTAAGCTCGTCCACGGCCTCGCGGCGTGTGTCATAGGGACCTTTGCATCCCGTCCGAAGGCCACTCAAGTTGCTCACGTTGGCGCGAAGGAACGAGTTCCAGCTGTTTTCGAAGGCCACGTGATAGGTGTTCCGTGAATCAGCGAAGACGTCCGAATAGAAGGAACGGTTACCGGCCATCGCCCAGCAGTAATGATAGGTGGTCGCAGACTGCGCAGCATCCGCAGCAGGCAGAGAAGCCGGAACGAAGGCCGCGGCAACGAGATAGATCGGTAAAAGCATGAATTCCCCCCGGTTTTCAATAATGGCTGGCGGGTAGCACAGGCATGGAAATCCGTAAAGTCTCGCAACAAGGGCCGCGGCTTCTTCACCCCGCCATCGCCCGCGCCCGGCGGCTCGGCCATCCGTTGAGCACACACACCGTGCCCGCCAGCGCCATCCGGTATCGCCGCACCAGCGCCTCGGGCGAACGCGGCGAGCCGATCCAGCCCTTGAGCGCCGTCCACGGCACCCGCCCCTCGCCGCGAGCAAGCGCGCCCGTGCCGAGCCACACCAGGCGCCGGTCGTGATCGCAGCCCAGCGGCGCGGCGGCATCGGGCACCAGCAGCAGCCAGCGGCGCAGTTCGGCGAGCTCGGCCACCTCGGCGGCATCGAGCGCGACGCGCGGCGCGACCTCGGCGCTGTCGCCGTCCACCCCGCCGCGCGCATCGGCATCGCCCGCCGCGGCCTCGCGGCTGATGAGGTGCCACGGCCCGTCGCCCGCGAACGGCCAGCGCCCGCCCCCCGGCTCGCGCGCTTCGAGCAGGTGCGAGCGCACGAAGGCCTCCTCCATCTCGTCCACGCAGCGCGGCAATCCGCTCATCTCGTCACTCCTTTCCATGGCACTGCCAATAATCCGCCCGGCGGAAGGGAGGCGCCCGCCGCCCGGCCAAGGCAAAATCGCAACAATTCGAAAGCCTTGCTCTTAAGGCCCCTTCCACCCGAAGACCCATTTGGAAGGATGGAAGGCAAAAGCCGCCAAGCCCCGTGCGCAAAAGCCTCTCCCCTAACGCGCACGGCGTTCACCCCCGGCAGCCTTCCACCCTTCCAAAGGCGAGCGGAAACGGCGGAAACCCGCGCTTCGCTGCCTTCCATTCACGACGCGACGCGCTTTCCGGTGGAAGGGCGGGGGATGGTTTCGCCTGCCCGCTTGCGCAGTCTTCCACCCTGTCTCAATTCTTCCAGCCATGAGGTGCAAATGAAAACAGGCGGGATCAGCAGGGTTGTCGGGGGTGGATTGGCACTTGCGTTCACCTGCGCGCTTCTTCTCGGCGTGGTCTATCTGGCCGCTGCTTTGCTGGCGGGGAGTTGGGCAGGTGAGGCAGCAACGGAGGTTGCGCCAGGCATTCCAGATTGGGCTGAGGGTTTTACGACGGCCTCGCCAGCAGGGGACAGCGACATGCGCGACGACCGCATGCTCGCTGCTCAGGAGCGAATGGCTGCGATAGCCGTGTGGATGTTTGTAATTGGCGTTATCACAAGCGTGATAACCGCGGTCGGAACGTTTTTCCTGATCCAGCAAATCCGGATTACGCGTCAAGCCCTTGAGCATGCGGAGACAGCCAATACTCTCGCTCTTGACGGCCAGAAAAGGCAGCTTCGAGCCTACGTGTCCGCCAAAATTTTGGTCGAGGATGGCAGGCACAAGATTCGTTTTATCAACAGTGGCGCAACTCCAGCTCTTGAGTTTTCTGCTTGGGTAACAAGTCACATTTATGCGCGGGGTGGCAGCGAGCCAATTGATTTCGACGAGGATGGCTACATTCTGCCTCTTGCACCCAACGATGTTTGCGATGTCGTGATGAATTACTCTGATACTGGAAACCGCGCCCTTCAAGATAGTGGAACAGAGACCATAATCGCTATCGACGCGGGTTATGAGGACATTTTCCACGAGGTGCACAAGTTCGTCGCGGTTTTCGAGGGATATTCGGATGGCGAATTCGTCCTCGAGAGTGGTTCTTCTTCCTTTACCTAACATCACTCCCACCCCGGCACCGGCGCATCCGGATCGAACGAAGCGCCTCCCCCCGCACCCCCGCCAGCCTGACCGCCGGAGCCATCCGCCGCGGAGGGATCGTTTCGCCCTACCGCTTCGCTGCTTGAGGGCACGTCCGGCAAATCACCCGCCTTCACCCGCTCCACGCTGACGCCCGGGCGCAGTTCGATGCGCAGCCACTTCATCCCGTTCGACTGCTTCTGCTCGAACCCGCGATCCTCCATCGCTTTCTTGAAGCCCTTCATGCTCCACTTCGTACCGCTGCCCTGCTCGGCCCAGGCCTCGAACACCTCGAATAGGTCCTTCGCCCCGACGCGCAGCGAGGCGTCTGCATCCGACACCCAGCAGCACTGGGCGAGGAAACGGCCGAGATCGTCGCTCTGGTCACGGTAGCTGCGCGTCGCCATGCGCACCGCCTCGGGCACGATCAGACCATTTTGCCGCCAGTCGATCAGCCCCTCGATCAGCCGATTGAGCACGCCCGATGCCTCCTCGCGCAAAGCCTCGGGCAGACGGCGATCGATCTCGTCCTCGGGGATGGTGACGGCCCAGGGGACAAGCTGCATGCGCGCCCAGAACCCGTGGCTGGTGTCGCGCACGTTGGGCTTGTTATTGCCCGAAATGGTGATCTTGAAGCTGGGCAGGAATTCGAAGAATCCCTTGTTGAGGAAGCGCGCCTTCACCGGGTCGCCGCCGGTCAGCTGCTTCACCAGCCCGTCGTTGAAGGCCATGCCCTTTTCGGGTTCGGAGACGCGCAGGAACCGCACGCCGGGCAACTCGGCAAGGTCGGGCGTCGCCTGGTCGCCGCGCCGCTTGCCGCCAGTGTCCGCCAGCGATTCCACGCCAACGCTGCCGGCGTAATCGCCGGCGATCGCGGCGACGAGCTCCACCCAGGTGCCCTTGCCGTTGCGCCCTCCGCCGTGGAAGAAGGCCATCTTGTGCTCGCCGATGTCGCCGGTCAGCGACAGCCCGCCCCACTGGTGGAGGAACCGGCGCATGTGCGGGTCGGGTTGCACCCGTTCGATGAAGCCATCGTAGGCCGCGCACAGCTTCTTCGGCCGGTACTCGACCGGGGCGAGCTTGCTGATGAGATCGCCGCGCGCGTGCGGGTGCAGCTTGACCGTCCACTCGCTGCGCCATTCGGAAACCACTCCCCGCTCACCCTGAGCCTGTCGAAGGGCTGTCTTTTCTTCGATCTCGCGCGCGGTCCGCTTCACGTTCCGGCGCTCGAGCCGCAGCGTGCCGTTGAGGACATTGATCGCCATGCGATCACCGTCCATCGCGGTGGGGCCGATGGTGATCGCCTCGAAGCTCTTGGCAAGGTCGGCCACCGCCTTCAGCTTGCCGCTGCCCTCGCTCGTCTTCGCCCAGGCGGCGATCGCGGTGGAGAAGAATTTGTCCTTGCCGAGGTCCACGGCGAAATCCATCCGCGAAAGGCCGTCGAGCCACAGCGCGTTCGCCCCGCCATCGTCATGCCGCAGGTAGGCGTCCTGCCCCTCGTCGCGCAGCCGCTCGGCCACGAGGTGGAAACGCGCCTCGCTCGCCTTGCTGCCGAAGAACTCGGGCGGCTCGGCCCCGGTCGCGGCGACGAGATGCGCCTCGTTGCGGATCGCGCGCACGGTGAGGAACACCGACTGCATCACCCGCGCCGGGATTTTGTCGCGCTCTTCGGACAGCAGCGCCCAGCGCCGCCCGTCCCAGGCGAACCACCCGATCTCGGGGCAGAAACGAAAATCGTCCCCGAACCGCACCCGCCAACGCTCGGCATTGCCGAGGTCGGTCAGCGGCAGCTTGCAGCAGGCGAGATCGGCGGCGGGCGACACCCGCGCGCGGATGCGCGTAACAGTCCCGCCCTCCGCGCCGGAGCCTGCCTCATCGACAGGGGGCGCGGGGACACCCTGCGGGTCGCCGCCCGCGGCAAAGGGGTTGCGGGTGGTCATGCTGCCCTCTGGAAATCTTCGTACAATTCCGGCAGTCCGACGGGATGTGGAAGCCGACAGATAACAGAGTAGGTGATCAGACCCTCAGGATCACAATCGACACGAACACGCGCGTTCCTGCGGAAGACCAGCTTCGTTGGGCTGGAGAAATCGTCGCATTCATCCGCCGACAACCCGACGCGGGGGCTGACGTTGTCATCTCGGTCGCCCACCTTGGAGAGGGTTCGACACTGCTCGAGCTTGTATGTCTCGGAATGATTGCTGCTGGCGGTGTCGGCATTTTCGGAATCGCCGTTCACAAGCACCTGCAGCAGCCGGAAGAACAAATGGCACAGGCCACTGCTGCAATGGGCCAATCTTATGGCGGCACGCGCATCACGATCGAGTGCGGTGCTCTCCCGCAGCCATTGGAACTTGACCTGAAGCTGGTCGCCGGCGGGCAACGCTTCGCGCCGGTCGAAGGACGCGCGGCCGGCCGGATAGAAGTTCAAGGCGTTGGCGAAGCGATCGTTAGCAGTCCAACGGCCACGCCCGACCGCGACGAAAAGATGATCGAACTCGTCGGAACATTTCATATCGATGATGCGGACGCCGCGCCGATATTCGAGACCGACGATGGCTTGCGCATCGTCGCCGACGTTTCCGCTCTGGACCCCAACACGTCCATCATCGCTGACGGACTGAGGGCCTCGATACGCGGATCCCTCGACATCGATCAAAGCGGCCCCAGCGAGGTCGTTATCAACCTGCAGTCTGCCACCAAGCTGGATGCCGACACGCTCACCGACGAAGACGACAGGCAATTCGTGACTGAACAGGGCGACACGCTGGTTGTCGACAATGATCCAGTAGTCCCAGAAAATCTCGATAGGGAACCGAGCGAGGAGCAGGACGCCAGACTTGTCGTCATGTTTGGACGCATCGTGACAACACATGGCGGACGGTTCGCCGTTTTTCGGACGGAACGATCGGAATACCGCATCGTAGCACCGCAGAACCTCTATGAAGATGTTCCAATCGGGGAAGACCTCAGGGTTGAGGCGGTGTTGGAAGGTCAGGACCTTTCCATCGTCAAGTGGGAGATGATCGAACCAGCCACCAGCAATGGCTGGCCACCGACCGATAGCGAGAGCAATTTCACCACGATCCCCGCTGATCAGGCCGTGGAGATCGAAGGGCAATTTCGCCTGGATGCCGGGCAAGTCTTTTTTCAGATGGAGGATGGCACCTACGGACGTGTTGATTTGATCGAGAGCGACAGGCCGCTCCCGCTGCGAATGCCGCTTTTCGCAAGGGTCCGCGCAACCCGCGGTGATCGCGGTGGATACGCTGATCGTGGGGTCGCCGTTGAGGGCTGGACGCTGAAAAGCCTGAATTACGATGCAGGCGACTTCTCGGTGGAGCCGCTTGTAGAAGCTATCCCCGAGCAATCGAGTCGGACACAGGTCAAACTCATTTTCAATTTCGGCGAGCGGCAAGTTCCTGTGTTTGTCAGCCAAAAAGCTTTGAAAGATCTGACGGGTCTCCAACGCTTGTCCAAGGACGACATGATGCGGGTCGCGGAGGACAATGGAGGCCTTATCGCAAAAGCAGTCGTGAAGAAGCTGAAGCAAGGCGAGCTTGTCGCGGACGGTGTGATGATTACGACGATAGATTTGCTCTAGCATCACCCCGCCCTCCCCAGCACCGCACCGCCCGAGGCGCTGACCAGCGGCACGCCGCCGCGCGCCAGCATGGCCTTCAGCCGCGCCTTCATCGCCGCGCCATCCACCATCAGCGTCACCCGCTCGCCAAGGCTGCGCAGGTGCGCGAGGACGCCGCGGTTCCAGTCGAGCACGCAGATCCCCTCGCCCCCGCCGCGCAGCCAGTCCCACGGCGTCGCGTGGAGCTGCAGCCGCGCTGGCCGCTCGGTGGCGAGCGCATGGTCGACCGCGTCGAAGGCCGCCACGCCCAGCACGTCGCCGTGCCCGGTCAGCAGCGCCCAGTCGTCCTCGCAGGTAGAGGACAGCGCCACCACGTCGATCACCGTGCCGAAGGGATCGGTCACGCCCAGCAGCAACCGCGCATCCGCCCCCTTGGGCTCGAACCGCCTGCCGTCGGGCGAGACCGCCACCCGCCCCGCCGCCACCTGCCCCGCGCCGGTCAACTGCGCGAGCAGAGCCTGCGGCACCCCCATCGCCTCCACCCTCGCGATCGCCGCGAACGGCGTCGCGAGATAGGCCGCGGTCAGGACGTTATGGGCGCGGGTCACGAGGTCACGCCGCCTTCACGAACGAGCAGAACGGACTGACGCAAGCGGCCACCTGGCTCAGCGAGCGGCGCGCGTCGCACTGGTCGCACCAGGCCGACTTGTCGCCTGTCTGCGCCCCCGACGGCACTGCGGCCGCAGCGGGTGCCGCCACCGGCACCGCCTCGCCGAGCGCGCGCTTCACTGCGTGGCGCTTCGCCTTGAGGTCCGGCTGCCACAACTCGGTGACCACGCGCACCGCGGCACCCACGCGGCCCAGCATCTCATCGGCCGCGGCCTCGAGCAAAATATCCTCGCGCAAGGCCTTCTGCCCGCGCGAACCCAGCTTCGCGGTGAAGGCGGCGAACTTGCCCGCCTCGAAATCCTGCCGATCTCGGCACTCGCGCACGCAGACCGCCACCACGCCGGGGAACAGCGTGCCCGCGTACTGCAGCACCTCGCCCGCGAATGCCGTCGCCAGCGCCTGCAGTGCCTCGCCCGTGACCAGCGCCCCGTGCTTGCGCCAGGCACCCTCGATACCGCCGATGTTCGCCAGCATGCCCGGCTTCCAAACAGAGGCGTTCATGTGCGGTGCCAGCTCCAGCCCCGCCGTCGCGATCGCCGCCGCGATGGCGCAGGCCTCCGCATCCTCGCTGGCGACCGCGGCCTTGAACAGATCGAGCTTCGAAAGCGGGCGGCGTTGCTGGTTGAGGTGCACGAAGCTCGCCGCCTCGTCCTCGCGGCAGGCGTAATCGACGACGACGCAGGGCAGCTGGTGAATGTCGCCGCGCAGCTTCGCACCCTCGAGCCGGTGCTGTCCGTCGATCACCCACATCGATCCGTCGGCGCGGCGGCTGACGACGAGAGGCTGGCACAGGTCCCAGTTCCAGTGTTGCGCGATGCGCCGGATCAGCGCCTGGCTGTCTCCGCCCACCACGCTGCGCTGGTACCCGGCATCGACCTGCAGCTGGCCGACGAGCCCCCACTGCAGCGCCGGCAGGTGGCCGAGCGGCGGATTGAGCTTCAGGCGAGCTGTTGAACTGCGGGGCATCACGCCACCATCCTTTCCGGGTAGGCCGCGCCGATCGCCGCGAGCAGCGCCGCGCTGCCGCGCACCAGCATGTCTTCGAAATCGTAGCCGACGAGCTCGTCGGACTCCTGTTGAACGTCGCCGCGCTCGGCGGGCCGTGGCGCTTGCAAAGGCTCGTCCTCGAGGTGCAGCGCCTCGCGCGCGGCGTTCTCCGCCTCGAGCAGCAGGATCGCTTCTTCCTCGCGCCCCGGCCCGTCCGCCTGCGAACGCGCAAAGGCGAGCAGGGCGTCGGTCAGGCGGAGGAACCATTCGTCGCGCTCGCGAAAGGCCCGCGCCTGCCGCAGCGAGAACAGCATGGTCGAATTGTCGCGGTTGCCCATGACCTTGCCGAGCATGGACAGCGACAGGTGCTCCCAACGCGCCTGCAGCACCCAAGCCGCCGCCTGGCGCGCGCGCACTACTTCGCGGTCGCGGCCCCGTGCGAGGAACGTCTCGCGGTCCACCCGCACGATCGCCGCCGCGCGGTCGACCACCGCCAGCATCGCGCGCGATGGCTCCCATCGATCAAGACTCTGCGGCACGGTCATTCTCGCTGGCCTGGGGTGTCTCGGGTGCTCTTCCCCCGGCCCCGCCCCGCGGCGAGCACGGTAACGAGGCGAGGCGCATTGCGGCCCCGGCCCTCGACGCGGATCGCGCCATCGACCTCGAGCAGGTGCATCAGGTAGCTCGCGCGGCTGCGCCCGCGGTGCGAGCCGCCGAGGTCGAGCGCGCGCGCCAGCCCGGTGTTCGAGGGGCATTCGCGCCCGCGCACCGCGCAGTCGCGCAGCAGTGCCAGCAGCGCATCGCGCTCGCGCCGGGTGGCCGAGGTCATCTCGCGCGGAGCAGCCCCGGCCACGGCGGGCACGGCCCCGCGCCGCTGGGCGATGAACTGGAACTGCCGCGGGTTCGCCGGGTCGCGGCGGCTGACCGGGTCGACCAGCCCCTCGCGCACCCAACGCTGCACGAGCTGGACCCCCGCCGCCGCGCGCGGCAACACCACGCCCGTGGCGTAGACCACCTGCCCGCCCGGCGCCGCATCCGCCATCCACGCCTCGAGCTCCGCCACCGGCGCGGCGAGCGAAAGCGCGAGCGAAAAGGTCTCGGTGGTGCTGGCGGCGGGCGCGGCCATCAGTTGCGCACCAACCCGGCGAACGGAGCCGTTTGCCCCTCGTCCGACTCGAAAGTGACGTGCACCGTGTCGTCGGCGATTCGCTTCAGGCTGATCGCGATCGAAAGCTGCAGCGCGAGGCCGAGCGCGAGATCCTCGCGCAGGTACGCCTCGCGCGCGGCGGGCTCGATCGCGCCCTCGGCTATGGGACAGCGGCCGTCAGCCATGGCTGGCCTCGCCGTCGCGAGCGGCCACGCGCACCACGTCCCCGCTCGCGAGGTGCCGCAGCCGAGCCAGCGCGGCCTGCGCCTCGTCGATCTCGGCGACCAGCGCGGCGCGCTCGTGCGACTCGAGCCTGCCGTCGGCCAGCGCATCGCGCAGCCGCTGCGAGACGTCGCCGAACTCCGCCGCCGCCTCGACGAAGGCACCGGACAGCGCATCCTCGCCGGCGTCGGCATCGGGCAGCACGATGACCACCGCACCGAGCTCCGCCGCCAAGGCCGAGAGGATTGGCAGGCCGCCGCCGGAGATCAGGCAGGCCTCGTCGAGTGCGAAGGCGCAGTCGGCGGGCGGGAAGATCGCGGCATTGCGGTTGTTCCAGTCCCCCGCCACCGAGCGGCTGCGTCCAGCGGTCGCACCCGCCCCGTCGACGCCGCCGCACAGCTGCACGGCTGCGCGCACCGCGCGCTTGATCCGCACCAGCGCGGGCGAGAGCGCAGAGGGAAGTCCAGGCCCGCTCACGCCGCCCGCTCCGCCCGCGCGAGGCCGGACAGATCGACCGCCTGTCCGGTTGCCGCCGACAGCGCCGCGCCGCTAACCCCGACACGATGAGCGAGTTCGCACGCCACCTCGGGCACCAGCCCCTCGGGCCAGTTGGCCGGGTCGTGGAGGAAACGGGCGAAGCGCTCGACTCGGCCCACGCCCGGATCGCTGCCTGCCGCCAGGTCGCGAAAGAAACGGTTATTGCCGCCCGTTACCCGCAGCGAGAGCTGGGCCAGGGTCGTCATGTTGGCCTGCGCCCATGTATCGGCGCAGGCATTGAGCAGATCGAGCAGGGGACGTTCGGATGTCATGGCTCAAGAAAATGACGGATATATCCGCCACCTGTCAAGCGGATATTTCCTCCATTACTACGAGCGGAAATTTCCGCCATCATGTCCCGATGGCAAACTCATCCGATATTTTGCGCGACCGCCTGCGTGAAACCTTGCTCGACAGGGGAATGAGCCCGCGCCAGCTCAGCCTGGCGATCGGCGCCAACCACTCGTACATCTCGCAGATCCTCAACGGCAAGGGCGGGATGCCCGCTTCCAGTCGCCTCACCGCGATCGCCCGCGAACTGGGCGTCAGCGCCGACTGGCTGGGCGGCCTCGTCGGCAACCCGGAACCCGTGGGCAGCGAAGTCGCCATCCACGATGCACCGGTCGACTGGACCCGTCCGGACCGCGCCGATCCGGGTATCCCGCTCGTCGGCACGGGCGATTGCGCCGACCTCGAGGTGACCGGCGAGGATGGCGAGACCGTGCTGATCGAGCGCTCCAGCTTCGACCCCGACTATCACCAGCGATACCTGGCGCGGCCGCCAGCGCTGCGCGGTGCAGTAGATCTCTACGCCATCACCTTCGTCGGCGACAGCATGTCACCCCGCTTCGAGCCGGGCGAGATCGGCATCGTGGATCCCCGCGCCCACATCGCAGCGGGGAACGATGTCGTCGTCCAGCTGCGCGACGGCGCGAGCGAGGACGTAGGCGGCGTTCTGGTCAAGCGCCTGGTGCGGCGCACCGCGACCGAGGTGGTGCTGCAGCAGTTCAACCCGCCGCAAACCTTCGTCATCTCCATGCGCCAGGTAAAGCGCATCCACCGCATCCGCCCGCAAACGGACTTGCTGTTCTGACCCTCGTCACTCCAGGCCGAATTGCGCCTTGTTCACTAGCTCATCGTTCTGGAACATTGCATTCGCGTTAGCACCGAAGCCGCCTTCTCCGTCCCACTGGTACATCCGCGTGTTGTAGCCGGCGATATCGCTTTCGGACATAAGCTCGCCCGGGCCGCCAATTATAGCCACTGCTTCGCTGTAGGACATGCCTGAGCGCAATGAAGCGAATTCCGCCGCCGACATTTCCGGCGAATTGACGGGTTCGGGCGGAGCGACCGGTTCGGCGGGCTGCGGATTTTCAGCGACATCCTCGTCAGGCGGCGAAGCCTGATCGGCCGCATTCCCATCAGCAATTTGCGTTCGCTGCTCAGCGCTCGGTCCAACGATAGCGACAAGCACCGCAAGCCCGACGAGGACGCCGCCCGCAACCAAGCCCCAGAACAGGCAACCCCGCTTCTTCGCCGGTGCGACAGCTGCCCCGCCCATCGTGGCCACACCCGCGCCATCGCGAGCGACCGCGTCGACGACGACCGTGTCGCCATCGACCGAGGCGACGGTTGCATCGAACGGCTGCTGCCGGTCGTGCATATCGTCGACCATCGGGTGGACCGCGGGCAGGTAGCCGAGCCGGCGGTCCTGCGCATCGATGACGGCGATGCTGCGCGGGTCGTCCGGGTGATCCTTGAGATGCCGGAACCTGACCCGGTCCCCTTGTCGCAAATCGGCCAGCGCCTGCGCGTCGAACCCGCGCGACACGAGTTCGACCCTGTATTCCTGCCCCATGGAACCCCTTTCAATTCATCGGCCTGCAGGCTGCCTCGGTTTACGGTCACGCGCAAGTAAAGGATATTTCCGCCATTCGCGCTTGACAGCGGATATTTCCGTCATCTATTTCCGCCACACGCCAGCGGAGATTTCCCATGCTCGCATCCCCCGCCCCGTTTCCTCACGCCGGATCTATCGCCTACCGCCTGCACACGGCGGAGCCGGTGCGTATCCAGCGCGAGCATCCCGACGGCACCGTTCTTGTCGAGAGGCGACGGCGGCTGCCCGGCGGAGCCACCGCCCCCCTCCCCGGTGCCTCCGCCAACCTGACCATGCCGCGCGCCGAGCTCTTCGAGACCCCCGACGCCGCCGCCCACGGCGGCGTCGGTAAGGCCCGCCAGTCCCGCCGCCGCCGCGCTGCCGGAGGCCAGGGATGATCGCCGACATCGCCCTTGCCCAGTTCCGCCTGCGACGCTCTGCCGCGCAGGCCCGCCGTGACAACGCCATCTGGGCGCGCGAGGAGGCTGAGTGCCGCCTGCGCCCCTGGGCTGCCGCCGCGCTCGTCTGCGGCGCGGATCCGGCGGCCATCCACTCCGATCTGGCCATCACGCTCGAAGACTACCGCCGCGCCGGTACCGGCGATGCCGTCGCGCGCCAACTGACCGCGATGGACCTGTGCGATCCCGAAACCATGCTCGCCGCCGTGGCACACGCGCGCGACGCCTCGGTAGGCGCCCGGCTCGAAGGCTGTGCCGACCTCGCGATCCTCGCCTGCCACCTCGGCTGCCGGCCCTTCGTGCCCGCCGATCTGCAGATCGAGGCGAAGGCGGCCGCATGACCCGCCTCCTGCGCCTCTGGCTGGGCGTTCTCGCCGCCTACCCTGCCGAGGACCTCCGCCGCGATGCCCAAACCGCCGCAATCGCGGTCCTCTGCCTCCTGCTGCTGAGCAACGCCCTCGTGCTCGGTTCGGAGCACCTGCAATGACCCGCCTCTCCCCTGCAGAGGCCGAGCGCCGCCTCGCCCGCATCGCCCAGTGGATGGAGCCGCGCGCCTTCGCCCGCCTTGCCGCCGCCTACCGCGCGAGGCCATGACCGCCCTCCCGCCCTCCGATGCGATTGAGTTCGCCCGCGCCCTTGCGCGCGCGCACGTGGCGAGGGACATTGCCGCCGCCCGCGCGGATTCGCGGGCTCCCGTGCGCGAGGCCGACCATGCGAACCCTGATCTACGCCCGCTATAGCTCGGCCATCCAGAACCCGCGCTCGATCGCGGACCAGTTCGCCGCCTGCCGCGCCCGTGCCGAGGCCGAGGGCTGGGAGATCGTCGCGGAATTCTCCGACGCCGCCATCAGCGGTGCCGCCGGCATCGAGGACGTGCAGCGCCCCGGCCTTGCCGCCCTGCTCGACCGGATCGATCGCCACGACATCGACCAGGTTCTGACCGAATCGACCGACCGCATCGCCCGCCACCAGGGCGACGCCTTCGCCGTGCGCGAACGCATCGAGTTTGCCGGTGCGCGCCTCTTCACCCTCATGGACGGCGTGGTCGACGACATCACCGGCACCATCAAGGGCCTGTTCGACGCACGCACCCGCAAGGACCTGGCGAGCCGCGTGCGCCGCGGCCACCGGGGCAACATCGCCCAGGGCAAGGCCACCGGCGGCATCGCCTACGGCTACCGCAAGGTCGCCCGGTTCGACGACAAGGGCGAGGCCATCCGCGGCCTGCGCGAAATTGACGAGGACAAGGCCGAGATCGTGCGTCGGATCTTCCGAGAGTATGCCGCGGGCCGCTCGCCGATCGCCATCGCCATGGACCTGAACGCGGAAGGCGTGGCCGCTCCGCGCGGCGCGATCTGGCGTCCCTCGACCATCATCGGCCACCACAACGCCGGCTTCGCGATCCTCGCCAACCCGGTCTACATCGGCCGGCTCGTCTACGGCCGCTCGAAGCAGGTGACGGACCCGCGCACCCGTCAGCGGCGAATGGCGCCGGGCGACGGCGAGTTGCACACCGGCGAGGCGCCGCATCTCAGGATCGTCGACGACACGCTATGGCACGCGGTGCAGGCGCAGCTGCAGGCGCGCAGCAGCCACGCGAAGGGCGCGAGCCGGCCCGAACGCCAGCGGCGGCCGAAGCACCTGCTCTCGGGCCTCGGCGAGTGCGGCGTGTGCGGGTCGAAATTCATCATGCGCGGCGGCGGCTATTTCGGCTGCAGCCGCTTCGTCGACGCCAAGGCTTGCAGCAACGATCGCACGATACAAAAGGACAGGTACGAGGCGGCCGTGCTCGCGCAACTGCGCGGCCTCATGCTCGCGCCCGAGGCGGTCGAGGCCTATCTCGAAGAGTACCGAGTCGAAGCCGCCAGGCGGGCCCGCGAGGCCGCCGGCGAACGCGGCCGCCTCGAACGCCGCCGCGCCGAGGCCGCGCGCAAGGTCGAGCGCCTCGTCGACGCGGTGGCCGCCGGCGGCAGCGCCTTCGCCGAGATCCGCACCGCGCTCGCCACGGCAAAGACCGACCAGGCCGAAGCCGAGCGCGCGCTGGCAGCCGCCGAGGCGGTCCCTACCATCGCCCTCCACCCCGGTCTCGCCAGGCAATACCGCGAAGCCATCGCCAACCTCGCCGACGAACTCGCCGACGAAACCACCCGCCGCGAGGCCGCCCCGAAACTGCGCAAGCTGATCGCCCGCATCGTCGTGTCACCCAGCGAGGAACAGCGCGGCGTCACCATCGAAGTCCTGCGCCACCTCGACGAAATCGTCACCCTCGCCACCCGCCGCACCGCCTGACGCCGCGTTTGCGGTAACGGGCAAGTCGGTTCCGCAAATTCCTCGAGATAGTGGCTGCCGATCCAACGAGACTTGCGATGCGGTTGCGGCAAGACCGGGAGCTGGACGAAGGCATAATCGTCCATCGCTCCATCCACCAGGGAGAGAGCAGCCGAATCAACCATGTCTTCCGCATCGTGGATCATGACAAGGCGAAAAGGTTCACCGGACTCCTTCTCTACGGCGACAATCGTGCGGTAGATGGCATTAAGACAATCCGCTTTGGTTGTGGGACCGTCGACATCATCCACGACGATCCTGAGCCGAGCGTCGTTCGCTCCAGCCTTTTTCACGGCGTCGATCGTGGCCTGATCGTTGCGATAGCATCCAACGAACAGGCGCAAATCTTCTTGCGGCCACACCTCGAGCGCGTGTCTCACCGTGTGGCCGATAACATTTGCTTCGTCCCAAGCGGCTATGATGACAGCGGCGCGGCCTCGCAGTGGTCGTTTCGAGACTTCTTCACGGTCGATTGTCGCCGTCCTCCCTTTGCCGGCAAAACGAAAGCCAATCCATGCAAGGTCGATTGCGAATTCGTCGAGCGCTCCCAGCAACAGAAAAATTCCCGCAAAGAGCAGCAATTCGTACTCCGCGTTCGCAAACCAAGTGGTGAATGCGTCACCCATGCGTAGACAGACCCGATCTCGTACGAAAATTGCGACACCTGACGCGCTGTAGGACCGTTTCCCGTTTCAGAATAGAGACTTAAATCGTCGCCCGTCTCGTTGCTCCGCGCGGGACCGGCCCGGTCGTTAGGGCTAGGCTTGCAAAGCAGGAACAATTCAGGAATTGGCTCTTGCACATGACCCAGACCAGCTTCCTCGCCCGCGCCCAGCGCAATTTCGCCGCGCTGTTCCGCGCCGATTCCTTCCAGGGCATCCTGCTGATCGCAGTGGCGATCGTCGCCATGATCATCGCCAATTCGGGGGTCAGCGACAGCTACTACCAGCTGTTCCACGGCTACCTGTGGTCGAAGGACACCTTCTACCTCAACACCCTGCACCTGTGGATCAACGACGGGCTGATGGTCATCTTCTTCTTCGTCGTCGGGCTGGAGGTGAAGCGCGAGGTCGTGTGCGGCAACCTCGCCGATCCGCAGGCGCGCAACCTGCCGGTCTTCGCCGCCGTCGCGGGCATGGCGGCGCCGGCTGCGGTCTACATGCTGGTGGCGGGCGGAGAGCCGGGCCTCGCGCGCGGCTGGGCCATCCCGGCGGCGACCGACATCGCTTTTGCCATGGGCGTGGTGGGCCTGCTCGGCACCCGCGTGCCCGCGGCGCTGCGACTGTTCCTGCTGACCGTCGCCATCGTCGACGATATCGGCGCGGTCGCAGTTATCGCCATCTTCTACACCGCCGACCTCGACCTCGCCTACCTGATCGGCGCACTGGTCGTGCTGGGCGTGATGATCGCCATGAACAAGGCCAAGGTCTCGTCCATGTTGCCCTTCATCGCGCTGACCGTGGTGCTGTGGTACCTGGTGCTGTCCTCCGGCATCCATGCGACCATCGCCGGCGTGCTCGCCGCGCTGACCATCCCCATGCATTCGAAGAACGGCGAGGAGCCCATGCTCGAGCGCATGGAACACGCGCTGGTGCCGTGGAACGCCTATATCGTGGTGCCGATCTTCGGCTTCGCCAACGCCGGCGTCAGCCTGACCGGGCTCGGCCTCGATGCGCTGCTCGATCCGCTGCCGCTGGCTGTGGCCGCGGGCCTCGTGTTCGGCAAGCAGGCGGGTATCTTCGCCTGCGTGTATTCGGTGGTGAAGATGGGCCTCGTGCCCAAGCCCGCGAATAGCAGCTGGCCGGAAATCTGGGGCGTCTCGATCCTGTGCGGCATCGGCTTCACGATGAGCCTGTTCATCGGCGAGCTCGCCTTCCCCGGCGCGGGCGAACAGGCGCAGATGCTGCGCGACGAGGCCAAGATCGGCATCCTGTGCGGATCGCTGGTCAGCGCGCTGCTCGGCTATTTCGTGTTGCGGATGACCAGCCGCCACGATGCGGAAAAGGACAATCCGAACAGCCCGGTCGTGTGACCGGGCTGCGCGGGGCTATCAGGCCTTCGCGACCGGCGCGTCCTCGCCCAGATCCTCGTACCAGGCTTCGACCGGGCCAGTGAGTTTGATCGTCAGCGGGCGACCCTTGCGGTCCACCGTCTTGCCGGCCTGCACGCGCACCCAGCCGCCGGAGATCGAATATTCCTCGATGTCCTTGCGCTCCCGGCCCTTGAACCGGATCGCGACGCCGCGCTGCAGCTTGTCGGCATCGAAATGCTCGCTGGCGGGGTCGATCGAGAGGTGATCGGGCGGGGTGTCGGTGGTTTTGTCGTCGCTCATGGCAAGCGCCCCTAGACGAGATCGCACACAAATCAATCCGGCGGCAGCATCGTCTGCGGCGCGGGATCGATGGACGGCATCTCGTCGGGCGCCTCGGGCATGTCGACATCGCCCTGGTCCGGCTGGGTTTCGGGCGGAGCGGCGGGCGTATCGACGTCGCCGCCCTCGTCCGGCTGCACCTCGGGCGGGGTATCGCCGGGATGGTCGGTGTCGCCGCCGGGGATGGGATCGGAGTCGGGATCAGGCGTGGTGGCGGTCAT